ACGTACTCATGACGAGTGGAGGGAGGGGTCTTTTGACCCCTCCCCGTCCTCTGTGACTTTGCGAAAAACGCAAAGCCGTAGATGATGTTATATCAATCTACTCCATCCACGGTGTAGGCGACTGCGCCGTGGAACCGCAAAAACGCCAGGCTCGGACCAGTCTGAAGGAGATGTAAATCTCCTCAAGACCATGCTCCAGTCATTGCAATCAACGGAAATATCCTTTGATCGCAAAGCCCAGCCTCGGATCTCCCAACGCTGAAGCTCGCTATTATAGCGAACTCGGCTATGGTCTCCGGGCTGAGTAGTCCTTAACGGTCGTATTAGAGACAAGAAGCCTTGTTGCTGATTAGTAATCGGCAACTGACCTAATTTCTCTTCTACAAGTCGGGCCAGATGGCACGACACCGTTCGGTAACCTCTCGAATACGCTGCATTTGATAATGCAACGTATGAAACGAGAGTCTTGGCGTTAACAGTACGATGATCATCATACACCTTCTTAATACGAAGGGGTGTGACATCGACGCCGTTATAGGCGTCGCACCCGCAGGACTCCCTAAAGAGTCCAGCAGTACAGCACTTCCCATCGTTGAACATAAGTCCAACGGTTGGAAACTGCTGTAGTAAGGAGTGATAGTCTTTGCTCCTCACTATGATGTCATCGCCATACACGTAAACCGACTCCCGTGCTTGTTTTGCACGAGTACGGGCGGAGCCTCGCGGCTCTACCAGGCGGTTTGCGCGTATGATACTCGTTACGGCCAGTGCGTAGAAAACTACGCTCTCAATCGGGAAGCATAAATTGCTTCCCATTGGAGCGAACTTTTTCAGCTGCACTGTCTGGCCTGAAGGGAGCCTCGTATGCGTGCTACGTGTTGCTAGCAAAGCATCACGTAGCTGCGGAACGTGCCGGAATAACTCCGATACGAGCCACAGAGACACGCGGTCCGAGGCTTCTTTCATGTCGAGTGTGACCCACTTGCCGCTCTTTGAAGACGACAAGGCTAGAGCCCTATTGATCGATTGGTCTGTGAAATTCACATGACCGCCGGTAATATGACTCTTCTCGAGGTGCTTAACAATAGCACGACCGAGACCTTGTTGAATCCACTGTAGCTCAAGTGGCTCACACGAGATAATACGAGGACCTCTCGAGTCCTTTGGGACCAGCACGACTTTCGCCGTGCCAGACTCAAGTTCTTCGAGGTTCTCGTACAGATGCCATCGATCTGCAACTGCACCAAGACTGTATTCGTAGTACTCCGTAAAGGGGTACACACGTTCTACAGACTTGTATATGCGTTTGAACACATGTTTTTCATGGTTCATCTCGCCAGTTGCAACAGCACCAGGCCCATGACTGGGCTTGATATCTGCTGGGTCGAATGACGCGAAGATGTCGCGGATCAAATCCGCTGTCTCATCGAGCCATTCTTGATCGACGTCGGGTCTCTTGTCAAGACCCGCATCTACCTCGACGAAGTCCTGAAGGCATTTCGCCTTCTGGGCTTCAGAAGAGGGTATCTCTAGCTTGTACAAAAAGTACAATAGCTGCCGTAACTGCATGAGGAACTCCGTATCCAACTGAGGGTTTACAATACCCTCGGGAGTGATAACCTGCGAGAACAACCACCTAAATAACTTGGGTGTTGTTCGTCCTTTATCCTTAGAAAAGGATGTAGGGACTGTCATAGGTTCATTCTTGGAAAGGCACTTGTCAAGTGCTTTCCCAAGTTGCGGAAGAGCCTTCGTTAAAAACGAAAGCCCCTCGTGTGCAACGCGGTCTTGAATTGATACAAGATCTCGTTGTGACTCCTTAACTGGAACACGTAGCTTCTCAGCTATATCACTATACAGGTCGCAATAGAGAGACAAGTAAAGTCTTGTCCGCTCGGCTATTATGGACACCATAATTGGTTAATCCTCCTAGCCTACAGCACCTATTGCTACTGACATAGTGGCCTACGTATACGACGCTAATCCTTGTTGATCTTGCGGCTAATCTTGCGATTAACCCAAGCGTCAGCAATCTGGACTAACACCGATACGACGTATCTCGCGATCCTCTTATAAAGAGGGCGCTTCCTGTCTTGACCTTCAGGGTCAAGTTGACCCCTGATCTTACGATCAGGGTTCATTGTTCAGAAGTTTGTCGATGTTCGCGCTCACACCCAAAAAGGTGACGAGGCGAGCAAGGACATCCTTAATCTGAGCAGCAGTCGCGGTTTCGCGGGGCACCTCAATTACGAGTTGCACCGAGGCTGCGACGTCAACCGCTGGTGCAACACCAGCGATTGTTTCGTCGAAGCGCACGAGATGACGGTCGACCGATCCAAAAGAACGGCTCGCAACCTGATGTGAAAACGTCAGGGTGCGTGGCTCGCCCAATGGTGCGGTCGCATCGCCGCGGATGGATTTACCACCCGCGATCGATAGCAACGAGTACGTCTTAGACGCGCTCGTTCCCATCAGTGAGATGTCATTAGCAAACATTAGCTGTAGACTCTATTGACTTAGGGTTTAACGCTACTTGTTAAAACTGGCGGCTTTCCAATTCTGGAAAGCCAAAACCAGCGCACTAGGTTGTGCCGGTACTGGATCCAATCACGAATCCCTCTTTCGAGGGACCGTGCTCGTTCCCAAGCACAGGACCAACCAAGGCTGTACATGTAAATCGAGTCGAGCTCCTTATTCATCATAAGGATCCCGTCCCGGATACATGCTAGCTCGTCACGATACTGACTTAGTGTCATATATATGATTCTATGTTGGCATTGCGACGATGCGTAAGCAGCGTCGTGTTGAAAAGCGCCTAACGGCGCTTCTTGTTGAAACCGTCCATCATCACCACAAACAGCGAGGCACCTAAGCCTAACTGATTCAGTGATGGAAGACGGACCGACAGTCTGTCGTACATGTTTGGAACATGACGCAGACGAGTGTAGGATTTCCTTTGAAAGAAGGCAATATCGGCAATAACATTGCCGGTCTGCCCAAATTCAAATTCTACCCTGGTTCGGTGTTCCCACTTCAGCGAACTGCTGAAGTCGTGAATAACTATGGGAAGAGGATCAGCCAAAAGGTTGTCCTCAATACTCTCTATCATATCCCCGACGTTGACGAACCAGTCAACGACGAAGGAGAACGGTATAGCCTCCCACAAAATGGAGGCTGGCCGATTAACGCCGAAAGCGTTAATTAGATAGTCGACCTTCCCAAGCAAGCCCTTCAAACGCTCTGCATCGTATGTAAAATACATACAAGCAGTATACGTAGGACGAGTTAACCACTCGCGCCTCATTACCACCCAGCAAGAGCTGGCGCAGAGTCCGAAAGGACCACTGCGGGTTGAGGCAGGTAGAGTCAGCACGTTGTCCACAGGACGACTATAATGTCGCTTCTGTGGCTTTCCTGCTTCCTCAATTAGCCGGGAAACCGCAGACCTGAAGTTGTCCATATGGGACAACAAGGCCTGGGCATCTGCGATGGTAGGACGAATGGCGAATTGCCAGGCTAAATTAGCCATAGCAATTCTCCGCGCGTCCCGACGTACTGCGCCCGAGAATCGTTTCAAATACGATCCGAAGGACTCGTCACCCGACGAGCGCCTCCGACGCTGTGCCCTTTGTGCACGGCGTTCTGCGCGGTCACGCCTACGCTCCGCGTTATTGTAATAACGCTTAGCGCTGGCGCCCATCTCAGCGAGCTCCTTAGCGAAGTTGACGAGCAGCATAGTTTTAATACTAGGCCGCATCGCCTTCACCGCTTCGTACGATGCCTGTCCAAAATCGAAAGCCCCAGTGGGGTTTTCTTTCTTGAACTCGGCACTCAGGTTCTGGTTCTGAACAAACACACGGTAAAAATATTCACCGGTGAATGTTGAGCGGTATGCTATACCGCCAGTAACCCAATTGGGGGAGACCCAACGTGCGCTAGGAATGGACATTGTAGTTTTTGAATGGCTACAATTACCGGTCCTTGACATCTTTGGCTGCTCATCGGTTATCGACTCGTTAAGAGCGAAATAACCAGATGGCGGGCTTCCAGATGACAATAACTCGATCTTGCCAGGCTGGCCAGAGAGCCACAAACGTGACTCAAAGCCTTCCTCAGCAAGCCCATTATTAGCATAAGCTCGTGTTCTCATAGTTAAGCGACTCCCGCCATAAGGC